CCATCAATGCAAATCCATTAGAAACAGCACTTGCTTTTACATAAGCACCTCCATACACATTGTATTGACCTACAGGATTATATATTTGAATTGGGGTTCCTCCATCGGTTACACCAAGCAAAACAGCGACTGCACTATTTGATGTTGGCGTATAAATAGAATACGATTGTAAACGATTTGTAAAATTGCTTGATAAATTAAAATTAGTATTGAAAAAAGCACTCGTTCCGTTAGGTGTCGCACCCGTACTGGCAAAAGTCCAACCCGAACTAAAATTACCCGTAAATGAACTGCTCTTCAAGTTCTGCGCACACGCTGCCGCACTTGCACCGACCATTGGATAAATGGCTTTCATACTTGACCAAATACCCGCACTTTTCATGTCAAGTACAAGTTGATTGGTGGCTGTCTTTTCGGTGGTGGATAGTGTTCCACCCGCAGTAGTAACGCGGTCAAAAAATGCTTGTGCATCGGGGTCAAAGCCTGCAGCACCCGCCGCAACTCTACGCCTAGCCAATCCTAGCCCAATACCAAATCGCATCGTATTAATACGCTAAAACCGAACCCGATGTGATGGTAAATGCCGTAATTTTTGCGCCCAAACCTGCTGGGATGTATTCGCCGACCTTCAATGTGATGCCGCCTAATCCAGCCGTGCTCAACAAATTTACAGTCGCCCCGTTTTTGTCCACAACGGTCAAAACGGTGAAAACAGTATCTTCACGAACCACCAAGGCGTTGTATTCTTTGCCCGTTACGGCTCCAGTGCCATGATACGATTTTAGGCCCTCAGAACCTGCGATGTTATCCAATGCGTTGAAATTCATAAAACGAATTTACCCACACGGGGCTAAACGCATGCAACAAATTAAATTAACCACCACTGCGCCCCGTCCGATATTACGGTGCACGTCTCAAACTGCGATGTCATGACTTTGGATGGTGAACCGTCAATATCGTAACCTCCGCCCGTTATGATAACCTGGTGCGATGTGGTTGTTTTCTTGAAGTAATATTTTTTACCCTTGCTCAACGTTGGGTCTGGCAAATCAATAGTAACCGCACCGCCCGATGTGTCGCACAAAATCAGCTCGTAGCCGTTGGTTATGGTGTGAGTTCCTGCGGTGTACGTGACGGGGCTGTTGTGTTCCTGCAAGTGCCAAGCCATTGTTTCGGCTGATTCGTCATACTCAACCATCACCTCATAACGGGTGTTTTGCGTTGGTGCCGTTGTTGGAGCGCCGTCTGCCTCGTTAATTAGGTAGTTTAATACTAGGGCGGGCGTTCTCTGTACCGAATCGTTTAAGCGTGCGATTTGGCTTTCATGATAATTAACGCGATCCTTCAAACCCGAGCCGACTTTAAGCCCTTCTCCAGACGAGGTCAACCCCGTATAAATCGGAACCAAGCCCAACCACTCGCCGTCCCACTGCTCAGAACGTGCAGAATAAACAGCGCCGTTAAACAACCATTTAAAATCGTCGAAATACAGCGATTTGATGGCCGTGAGTGTTCCCGCGTCAATCCATGTGCCTTGGATGACCGGCACGAAATCGCGATACAACCCCGCAATGGATTTACCCAACATTTCCGTCGGTGATCCGTGCGTTGTGGAATCGTAGCCCGAATACCAATCGTCCGCGATTACGTCGGCTGTTCCGTTAAATGCTAGGATATTCCCCGTGGCATATTTGTTAGTCGAGGCGTAAAATTTCGGCTCCAATATAACCGGCTTGGAATTTAACCCGCTGTTTGTGTCTGGTGTGTACGTCTCGGTTACGTTGAACGTAAAATCGGGGTTTTGGTAGGGCGACGCGTCGGCGAATGCGATTTGAATTGAGCCCCAGAAATTCTTAGCGGTGTCGGGTTGCGCATCCTTCAAACCGCCGGTGATATTAAACAGCTGTTTGCGGGCTAGCACCTGATAAGCAACAACGTGCAGCGTGTTAAACCCCGCGGGCGCGGTGGTAACTTGCTTATCAAAAACAAACGATGTCCACGTCGTTGTTTGCAAATCCGTTTTAATCGACTCGATGTATTCGGGTATTGGCCCCGTATGCGATACCCAATAGAAATTTGAGTTATCTAAGATTTTAATATTTCCCGCCGAATCGGTGAGCCAAATTTTTATTTTAACGCGTGTTTCGTCCTCTGGCCCCGCTGGTGCTGTACTGAAAATGGTTCTTGAAAATTTTAAGGCAAACCGAATCCGCATCGGTGCGTCGTCTGGCGTTGAGCCCGTCGGGATGTTTGGGAACTCCCCGATTAATGACGTCGAGGCCGTATTTGCAAACGTCCTAAACACCCCCGCATTCATTGTGCGCTCCGTATCGATTTGCACGTATTTCGCGGCGGGTTGATAGGTCAGCGTGGGTTTGGCCTGCCATTGCGGGCGTACATCGTTGCCCAGCGTGACCGTGTGCGTGTATGTGCCCGTTCCAATATATTGCAACGTGTAGGAATACTGACGATAGGCCACGGTGGTATCGAGGTATTCAGCTGCTGAAACGAGCCAATATTTGCCCAATTCATGGACGAATCGAGCCTGCAAAATATCACAGACCTGCTCAATGGCTTGTTTGCACGTAACCATGTTATTCGACCCGTATTGAAACGTCGCAATGTCGGTAGATTTTATGTCCTTGAATGGGTCGTAATCATCGACAAACGTGTTTATGTCGACCTTCAACAGATCAATGCCTTTTCGGCTTGCATCGCTCGAATACATCGCAACGGCATCGCGGAAATAATCCGAATTAGTGCCGTTAACAACCCAATAATCTTTTAATCCGAGCGTGTCCAAACACCTACGGAATAATTGAGCAATCGTTATTTTTCCGTCGGTGAACCAGTCCACGTCAACGTTGAATCCGCTGAGCAATTCCAAACCGTCAACCGCTGCAAGTTCAATCGTGGGTTTCGCCTGGATGGCTTCGCGCTTAAACTGCATCTGATCTGCTAGCGCCCTACCAACGTGCACTAATTGGTTGTCCTGATAAATCAAAACCGCCCAGTACTGCTCAGTATTGGTGGCGATTTGTTTGAACTCCCCTAAAATTGTGTCGGACGGAATAACCCAATAAGACGTTGAACGCGATGGACGGATGGCGTTTTCGTAAAACGTGTCGCCTTCCCCGTCTCTCTCGATTTCGTAGCCAACGCCCGACAGCGTTAATTCCGTACCGCCCGAGCCCGAGCCGCTCGGGGCGTCCCAAATCTCTACGCGGTGGAGTTTCCCCGTCACCGAATAAAACGAACCAAAATATTTCCTAGCCACGTTCGTTATCTTTATTATATCGATTCAAAACAATTGCCAAATCTCGACCGCTTACCATGGTTGATGCGATGTAACCCGACCCTGAATCGCTTGGTTTCATTAATGATTTCAATTTGTCCAGCGGCGCGATAACTTCGGGGTTTGTTGATGCCCCTGGATATTCACCCATCAAACCGAGCGTTGGACCCGATACGATACCACCGTCGGCAAACGCGGTGACGTTGGGGCCTGTCTCTAACATGTTGTTAATTACGGCCGAACCTGCCACCAATGCAACGCCCGCTGCGATGGCCGCAACTGGATGCGCAATAAGTAAATCCTTAAACGCCTTGGACGCCGTTGCGGTTGCTATCAATGCTTGCCCGAACGATTTCATAAACGCGGCGACGGCCTGCAGCAATCGTTTTCCGAAATCTTGAAAACTGCTAACCTGCCCCGTCATGATGTCGCCCAATAATTGCCCAAACGCCTCTAATCCTTGCGCGGATAGGTTGTTGAATGCTTGGTTTACGCCTTCCATTGCGGTGCCCATGCGTTGCTCGTAATCGCTCATTGTCACCTCTTGTTTTGCGGTTTCTTGTTGAACGACTTGGGTGTACTGTTGCATTGGCCCTGTTGCAGCTGCAAATTTCTCAATGGTTGGCGATTTCGCGCCAAACTCGGTGCCTGGAACAACTTTTGAAACGTCAGCCGACCCGCTTTGAGTTACTTTTTGCAAATCTTTAAGCGCGTCCGTTTGGTTTACTATCGCGTCCGCGCTAGCCTGCAGTGGTGCAATTGTTAAATTTTCGGCCTTGGCAAGTTTAAGAATCGCGTCAATTTGCGTTTGAATCTGTGCAGCTTGTTTGACTGCAGCGGTTCCAATATTTTGCTGCGATTCAATAAATTTCTGAACCTGCGATGCGGTTGCGCCTGATGCGTACAAACGGGCAACTTCGGCCTGCGTTGAGGCCTGCGCTCGCTGTTGACCGATTTCATACTCCAACATCTTAGCCGATAATTCCTGCAATTTGGCAAATGCTGCCTTGGCTTTGGCTTGTTTTAATATTTCGGCCGTCAACCCGCTTGTGGCGGTTTTCAATTGGTCGGTCGTTAATTTCTCCAAACTTTGATTTGCCAAATAATCTGGGTATATTTTCTGTATTTCGGCTAGCGCGTTTTTGCGTTGCTGCATGCTCATCGTTTGATCATTTACGATGGATAGTAACGCCCCGACGTTTTTCGCCTCCGTTTCAAAATTCTTGTTGGTTTCTTGCGTGATTTCGTTTAACACCTTTTGCGTGGCTGAAACCTTGCTCGCGTTTTTAGAATATTCAATCATTGAATATGCAACCGCCGCAATAAACGCCGCCGCTGCTGCCCAAGGTGCCGCAGCCATGGTTAAATTCATCAATCTTTGCGCCCCAACAGCCCCACCCGTTGCCGTGGTGTATGCTGTTTGCACCGCTGTTAACGCCGTGGTTCTCAATGCCAATATCCCTTGGACTGCCGCGCTTTCTTTTTGCAGTGTATTTTGTACGGCCTGCAATCCCGTAACTATCGACATGATGCCCTGCAATTTCATCATGGTTTTTTGGAAATCCTCACTCTGAACACCCAAAACAGCCATGGCACCCTCAGCAACGCCGAACGCCCCAGCCATCCCCTGCATGGTTCCCAATACGGAATCCAAACGACGCGTATCGCTGGCAAAATATCCGACTTCGGCCCGCATGTCCCCGATGTCGTCCTTCATTTTACCGGCGGCCTTTACGACCTCGCTTGCTAGGTCTGAAAACTCAGGCCCCAATGCGCGGGCGGTCATTGCTATATTTTGCAGCTGTCGAACCGTCGCCATGGACGGGTCTCGCTGCGCAATTTTTTGGAACTGCTCCGACATTTTTTTAACGGCATCCGCTGCGCCTTGCGATAGCTCCTTGCCGGCTTTCTCGGTTTTTGCAACTGCGTCGTCCAGGGCTTTTTCTAGCGGTTTGATGTCGCCACCCAATACGATATTTATCGAACTTAATGCCATTTTTATCGGTTATATGAAATTGTGTAATTCTGCGAAATTTGGTAAACTCCCAATTCTTCCGCGTTATCGTCAACAAAATGACCCTCCCCGTCATACTCAACCTCCCACACGTACACACTATTAAACGTGCCAGGTGTTTGAACCTCCAACGCTGTGCGAACCAAATCGGCAATTGGGTAGCACTGCGCGAAAGTTTCGGCGTAAATATTAACCTCCAATGTACACCAATCTGTTTTGGAATGTCCCGATTTGCTTGGATGCGGTCTAACCGATGTCACGCGATAGGTGATCCCTGGATAGGGTGCGCCCTGCACAATTCGAAGCGGGTTTATGTTCGTTCCAACTGCCGCAACCAACGCCGCGTTGTTTTTCAAGATGTTATAAAACGCGTCTACTGCTTTCATGGGGTTGGTGGGGTGAGCTTTGCAAATATATCTTTATGTTTGGCAACGGTCGCAACAATATCGTCGTGTTCGACCTGCTCCCATGGAAAACGTGCCAATCGTTTTGGGCTTACTGGATTCTTTAGGTGCGGGGATATAATCAATGCCGCCTGCCATCGTGCTATCTCCCATTGGCTGCGTAATTGATCGCGCTGTAAACCGCGCATACCGTCAAGACGTGAACGCCATAAACGGGGTGTTGAGCGTAAAAAATCGGCTTCGCTCATGCCCATCTCCCCAAGCGAAATTCGCTCTATGATTTGCCACGTTAACGGCGGGCCTTCGCTCGTGGCTTGCTCTTTCCCGCTGGCTCGTCCGTCTTAAAAAACTCACCTACTGCCTCGGTAAATGCGTTTAATGCTGGCTGCAATTGCGACAAACGTGTAATTTGCGCCCCCAATTTATGTGATGTCAAAAATGGCGATTCTAAATCCTTAGACGCGTAACCCTCAGCAATGCCGTAAAACGCTGCATTTAACGCAAAATCTAGCGAATCGGCTAGGTGTTTAATGTCTTTTAATTCTGAAAAATCCTGCAACCCCGAAATTTCCATAATATTTCGAAGGCTATTGAAATTAAACAAAAGGGGGTGCTGAACACCCCCGATTTCGATGTGGTTCATGTTGCGAAGATACGCAACAAATTAAAATTAAGGCGTAATTGTTGAAACGGTCAACGCGCCTGTTCCTTGAATCGAGGCCGTAAAGGTCGCCACGTCGTTACGTGGGGCGGTCAAATTCAAGTCGCTGAAAAACGCCGAGCCACTCAACTTGATGTCGCCCGAAACGTTTGATGTCATAACGATTGTTACGGATGTGCCCGCAATCAAATCGGTCAAAATTTCTTTCCAGCTAATCGCCGAACCTACACTCCCGTCTTCCTCAAACATACCTTCAACCGACATGGTGTAACCATACTCGCCCGCGATGTACTCCTTCGCGCCTGCGCTGTCTTTGTTGGTGGTTTCGATCATGTCCTTGGTGATGGAGAAATCGTTTGAACTCGCGTTTGCGATTTTGGTCAAAGTGCCGCTTACATCTTTGTAGATAGCGATCAGCGTTCCGTTGGTAATTCCAGTGCTTGCCATGTGTATATATTTTTTATTTTTTTATTTGTAATCCAGCCCCTTTGGCCTTGTTTTCAATGTATTCCTTTATTTGCGCCTCCATTGATGCCATAAACGCCGTTTTTCCCTGGTCAAATGCGGGCTGTAAAAACGGCTTTTCGGGTCCAATATTTGGCAGTAATTTTCGGCCCTTGTTGGTTAGTTTCCGTTTCTTTTTACGCGATGCGTTACGATTCGACGTTCCTTCCTCCAACAAATGCGCATGATACCCTTTGAAGCCACCATAAACACGCGCCCCAATCATTCTAAACGCCAATTTCGACCCGCGATTATCGCGCTCGATATAACCGATTGATTCGCGAAGATTTCCCGTGTTTACGTTTACTTTCGCTTTGGCCAATGCAATAAAAACCTGCCCAGCGCGCTCAATCATATCGCCAAGTTTCCCCGATGAAATGCCAAGGTTTTTGAATTGTTCGCCGCTAATTTTTTGCTTAATCATGGACCAATTCCGTTTGAATGACCAAATACATACGGCGCGAAAGGTCCGCAATGTTTACAATGTTGTAATCTCGACCCTCCCAAACAATTCGCATTTTTGCGTTTATTCCTGCATCATAACGCACAGTAAAAACTACTGTTTGCTTAGCTTCGATTCGGTCGGCATCTACTGACTCGTTACCGCTTTCAGATTCCTGGACGCGTGCCCATAAGGTCGTATACGTCGACCATGAACGCACCTTTTCGCCGGTGTTTGAATCCGTCGTTGTGCTGAACTGCTGCACCGTTACCAATTCGTCCATTAATCCCGCGTTCATCTTATCCGAAATTAACGACCCTGTACTTATCCAACAGATACTCGTGGTTGTAGTCCAATTTGTTCACACTCGCGCCAATTACCACCGATTGACGGTTATCGTAATATTGCCCAATCAACAGCAATGCGGCGTATTTAATCGAATGCGGAAATTTCGCCGATTCGTTAACGCCTGTCGCGCTTGCAAGTTCGAAACCTTCCTTTATTTCGGCAACCAATCGCACATCATCGTCGGTCAAATTATCCGGCAAGGTTTCAAAAAATACAGACCGCCCAAACTGCCCAAATGTAACCGGGGCGTCAATCCAGCCCGTCGCCGTTTCGACCGCGTTGTTTTGGTTGATGTATTTTATATTGGTAATCGACAAAACGCGCGAATAAATACGCAACATGTTGCCCTCAATATAGCCGAATGGGTTTAACGTGTCCACCGTAACCACTGGCCCGGTGAACCCGTCAAACGCATATTTTACCGTTGCTTTCCGAATCGAATATCCAACATACGCCTCACACGCGT